CATGACCTCGATGTGGAACCACAAGCATGATGCGATGACGCTGTACAATCGCCCGCTGTTCCGGGCGGAGCGGGAGTTGCCCAATAGCATCAACCTGCGGTTCCAGCCGGGTCAGATTCTCCCCTATGGCGTGGCTCCGGTGCAGATGCCGCAGCCGCCGGTGAGCTTTGATCAGGAGTTGAACCAGACACGGGCCGTGGCGGAGAACCGGATCGGTAGCCCGGATTACGCGATGGGCAGTGTGATGAGCGGTGGAAGTGATCGGAGGACCGCGACCGAGATCCAGAGCATTAACGCGCAGGCCATGCAGAGCGGGGATCTCCGGGCTCGGCTGTTCCGCATGGCACTGGGCAAATTGTACCGGCAGGCGTGGGGCTTGTATGTGCAGTATGATTCCAAGAGCCTGCGGTACCGGTTTGCGGAGGACTCGCTGGAGGCAGACCCGATCGCGCTGCACGATCAGTACGAGCTGGAGCCGAAGGGTGGAATGGACATGGTGAGCCGGCAGATGATGGTTCAGCAGGCCATTAACCGGAAGCAGTTGTTCATGAACTCGCCTTGGGTGGATCAGGTGGAGCTGGACAAGAGCATCATGGAATTGGATGACCCGAGCCTTGTGAAGCGGCTGCTCCGGGATCCGGGCCAGAAGGCGGCGGACGAGCTGGAGGACGAGACCAAGACGATCCCGACATTGCTGGTGGGTATTCCGGTGCCGGCCAAGCCGGGGCAGAATTATGCGGGTCGGATCGGGGTGCTGATGCAGTACCTGAATGGTGCGATGCAGCAGGGGCAGCAACTGAGTCCGGTGAGCCAGAACGCGTTTATGATGCGGATCGATAGCCTTCTCCAGGGCTACGAGCAGGTGGCTACGAACGAGGCGAGGAAGCTGCGGAAGGAGATCCAGAAGTTCTTCGAGAGCACGGGATTGCTCGCTTCCTCGCAACCCCCCGCTCCGGTTCCCGCGGAGGTAGCGGCTCCCGCTGAACAAGCCCAGATGATGTGATGATCACCGTGACATGTAAGGATTGTCGGTTCTATTGTGTGGACGGGACCTGCCGCAGGTTCCCGCCCGCGGGGAGACCTAGTTGTTGGCCAACTCTCAATGCCAATGACTGGTGCGGAGAGTTCGAGAATAAGAAGATTATGATACCACTCACCGAAGGAACCGTCGTCCAATGCAGCGTCGCACCGGCCACACCGCGGGAGATAGAGCCGGGAGGATTGCAGGCGCTCGAAGAGGGTGTTCCGCCGAAGGTGCGGTTCCAGCGGAAGAAGCCGGTGTCCGATCTCAAGGAGATTCAGGAATCACCAATCTTTGGAGAGGGCTGATATGGCTGAATACCAAGGCAAGAAGGTTACGCTCAACAAGCCCTTCTACACATCTGGTGAACGGAAGAAGAGTGCGGTGTATGTTCGCAATCCTAAAGGTACAGTGATCAAGGTCCGCTTCGGCGATCCAAAAATGGAGATCAAGCGGGACAACCCAAAGAACCTAAAGAACTTCCGAGAACGCATGAACTGCGATACGGCCACGGACAAGACCACGCCGCGGCATTGGAGCTGTAAAGCGTGGTGACCCATTTCCAATATGAAGAAGAAATCCAAGTTCAGTAAGCTCGCCACCGAACTCAAGAAAGAGGGTGCCGATGATCCCCGCGCACTTGCTGCCTACATCGGTCGCAAGAAGCTCGGTGCCGCGGAGTTCATGCGCCGTCAGGCCGCAGGTCGGAAGAAGGCCGCAAAGTAACCATGATCTCCATCATCGCACGAGTCCGCGCTGCTTGGACCTTTGGCCGACATCAGTGCTGGGTAAACCCGCTACCATGGCGCAAGGAAGACGCCAATGCACTGAGCAACTTCTTCAAGAGCGATAGCGGGAAACGCTTCAAGGACGCTTTGCTGAATACCGTTCTCATGCAGAACGCTTCAGCCATAACTGACCGAAACCATTTGCAATACTCATCAGGTTTTGCAATGGGTCAGGCCAGTCTTGTGAAGGTCATCGAGATGATGGCCGACCAAGAATCAATTACGGGGCAGGAGGATGATCCGGATTCTGCCACGAACACATAGGATCAAAGTTGCGGTTGCCGGTCTGTGCGGACCAGCAAACGAGTAAAAGCACAATATGCCAGATGATACACTGAGTGCCGATGCGATGCTCGCTTTGGCCAATGACTACGATGCCGGTGTCGATATCGACAGCCAGCCCAAGGAGCAGTCTCCCAATAACAATGAGACGGCTCCTGCTGAGCAAGATTCCTCCGATGCGGGGAGTGCCGGTAAAGAGGTCGATGGTGGCGAGCAGGAAGTAGGCACGAAATCAGAGCCCGAAGCGAAGGCCGAGAAGAAGGCGGAGCCGAAGGACAAGAGCAGCAAGTTCGCTCAGGAACAGAACCGAAAGGCGAAGACCTGGGAGCAAATCAACGCTGAGAAGGAGGCCCTCAAGGCTGAGCGCGAAGCGGTGAGGCGGGAAAGGGAGGAGTGGGGCAAGCAGCGGGAGCAATCCAAGGCTGCTGAGACCAGTTCCTTCCGAGATGAGAAGGGCTACACGGCGGAGGACTACGAGGCTGCGGCCAAGGAGTTTGATGCTGATGGCGATTCTCAGTTGGCCAAGGCAGCGCGAGCCAAGGCTGATGGAGTCCGAAAAGCTGCTACAGAGCGACAGCAGAAGGTACAGCAGGAGAAGTTCGCGAAGGCATGGTCTGATTCGTTTTCCCGGTTGTCCGAGAAGGAGACTTGGTTGAAGGATCAGAACAGCCCCGAGTACAAACGTACTGTCGAACTGCTCCAGAAGGTACCGATGCTGACATCAATGCCCGATGGACTTGTCCATGCGGTGGAATTGATGAAGCTCCAGGACACTGCGGGAAAAGCTCAGTCGATCGAGGCCGAGAACAAGGCTCTGAAGGAACAACTCAATAAGCTCCAGCAGAAGACCGCTATTGGTAAAAGCGTGCCGGCAGGACAACTCAAGGCTGAGGAGAAAGATTTCTCGAAGCTGTCTCTCAAGGAGCAGAGGGAGGCGCTGTTGAAAGCGTCGAGGGCGTTCGACCGGGACGAAAACTGATAGAACAACCACAACTCAAATATGCCAGTTACTACTTCAACCACGCTCACCAACCAGTTCCAGAACTACTTCAGCAAGGAGCTGCTCTCGATCGTCCAGCAGGAGACGATTCTGGATCAGTTCGCCATGAAGACGACGATCCCGAAGAACAATGGTAATCAGGCCATCTCGATGTTCCGCTTCGGTGCCCCGAGCATCGGCAGTGTTCAGACCATCAGCTCTGAGGGTACCCCGATCAGCTCCGCCAACTACCGCGCTCTGGCCCTCAACCGCCTCAGCAAGAACCTGTCTCAGTACGGTCAGGTGATCGCTTTGACCGACATCCTCCGTGCCACCGACCTGTTCAACTCGCTCCAGCAAGCCACCAAGACCTCTGGTCTGGATATGGCCCTCTGGGTTGACTCGGTGATCCGCAACGTGCTGATCGGTTCCAACCTCACGGCCAGCGGTTCGTCCATCGGTTCCGGAATTGAATCGACGATCTCGAACGATGACGCGGTTAACAACACCGCTGGACAAACCCCTCCGGGTATCAAGGTCTACGGTAACCCCGCCACCCTGACCACGCAGAGCTTCTCTGCGCTGAACAGCGACACGACCGCTGCGAACACCACGATGACGGCGTCCGCCGTCCTCGATTCCATGACCCGACTGAAGCGCAACCGCGCTCCGATGATCAACGGCGGCTACGTCCTTGCCACCGATCCTCGTGTGGCCCGCGACCTGATGCGCGACAGCGACTGGTTGAACGCCTCCAACTACGGCAACAAGGGCCAGCCGTTCTACAAGGGCGAGGTTGGTTCCATCTACGGTTGCCGCGTGGTCCAGCAGACCAACTCGTTCGTCAGCACCGGTTCCGGTACTGCTGGTGATGAGTTTGTGTATCAGGCTTCCGCCGCTGGTGGCGGTCTGGCCGTCAGCAAGGACATCATCGCCTCGTTCTTCTTCGGCAACGAAGCGTTCGGTATCCCTGCTCTGACCGGTGATGATCCGTTGTCCCCGCGCATCGTGATCACCGACACCCCCGACAAGTCGGATCCGTTGAACCAGCTCGTCACCGTCGGTGTGAAGCTGTACTTCGCCGCCCTGCGTCTGGCCGCTGGTAACACGAGCGCGACCAACACCAACAACCCGGTGTGGTATCTTGTCCATCGGACCAAGACCTCGACCACGCTGTAATATGCGACCCAAGACGGCCACCATCATGGTGATCGCCGTCAGCCCGAAGGGGCATCATCGTAATGGTGGTGCCCCTTCTTCTCATTCCGCTTGCGGATGCGAAGAGGCTGACAACAATGCGCCCATGATTTCGATTCCAGTCGAGGCCCTTTCCACCGATATGGAGGATGGCCAACAGGCTATGCCCGAGGTTGGTGATGAAGTGGTTTTGGACGATGTTCGCGGCGTTCTCAAGAAGCTGGATAACGGCGAAGCCTACGTCGAGATCCGCAGCGTCAACGGCATGCCCGCCGAGTACGAGAACAAGGACGACAAGGAGATGTACTCCAAGAAGCCCATGGATAAGGAGTCCATGATGAAGATGGCTTCGGATTACGACAGCGAGATGGAGTCCTAAGATGCCGATCTACACCTTCGAGAACAATGGTCAGTGCATCGAGCACATCGCTCCGATGGGTACCGACTCTGTTGTCCTTGATGGGAAGCGGTGGATGCGACAACCGGTGGCCCGCTTCGGGGTCACCGGCTTTGCTCGCGAGACCGAACTCAAGGATAACGTGAAGAAGGGATTCAGCCGGTTGGAAGACCGCCAAGGATCCCGCTTCGAGAGCACTTTCACCAAGAATCAAATCCGGAAGATCTGGGATATATGAGCGACGTAGCAAATCAGGCCATCGAGTATTCGATGGGACAGGGCGGCTTTCAACTGGTGACAGCCACCACGCTGACCACTGGCCCGTTTGTGGCCATCACCACCATCGCCCCTACCACCTTTAGCTCGATCACCGGTGGCAACATCAGCGGATCCTGGTCCACGGCGACCATCCCTGCTGGTATTACGCTTCCTGGGCCGATCACGAGCTTCCAGATTTCCAGCGGTCAGGTGATCGCATTCAATGGCGTGATTCAATCGTGACACTCGCTCTCGGCACACGACTGGTATCGAACGGCGGGGGTAATGTTACCCCTGGCGATCTGCCTATCCTGCGCCGGGATTTGCTTCAGGAGGACGACTTCTTCGTTCTGCTGGAGGATGGTGACAAGATTGTCATCACGTTTGGGACTTTCGATTCCGTCTTGTTGGAGGACGCGTCGTTCCTGCTGCAAGAGGACAGTGGCAAACTCATCATTCAAGCTAACTAACAGTTTATGGCAGATACAAAGATCACAGCACTGACGGCGATCTCGACCGTCGATCCCGCGGTGGATGTCCTTCCCATTGTCGATGTCAGTGACACGACGATGGCTGCATCGGGCACCACGAAAAAGATCACCAGCAACCAGATCCTCGGGGCCGGCGGCACCGCCACCCTCGCCTCCGCCACCATCACCGGCGATCTGACGGTGGATACCTCGACGCTGAAGGTTGATTCGACGAACAATCGGGTGGGTATTGGGACGGCGAGTCCGGCAACCATCTTGGACATCCAATCTGCTGGTGGAGTTTTTGCTCGCATTCAAAATACGACATCTACAGCAGACGCATATCTTCTTGTTAAGAATACCACAGGCGAAGGTTTCTTTGGAATCAACGCATTAGGGCCGTATATTTACACTGCAAGCGCACTTCCGATTGTATTCACAACCGCTACATCTGAACGCTATCGCATTGCTGGCGACGGCGTAGCCACTTGGTCGAACGTCGGCGGAGTCG